AATGACGCCGCAGCGCCAGCGATGCCGTGCGATTGACCAGACGCGTTTTGCGCGGCTGACGATGAGCCGCCGCTACCACCGGCAGGGACTACAACCTGCCCGCCGCTAGGAATCTGACTGCCGTACAGATACCCCGAAACGAACTCACCGGCAGACCCTCCTCTCGCACCAAACCTGTTTGCGGTGCTGACCTGCCCTAACTGACCGCCGCTTCCGCCGCCGCCGGCACCGCAAATCTCGTAGTAGATTGCAATCGCTCCAGCCGGCCGCGTCCACGCATACGTTCCAGGCGCGTCGAAGAACTGCTCGACGACGTTTCCGGCTCCAGGAAAGCCGAAGATGCCAGGGTTCACAGGTCGGCTCCAAGTGCGATAACGTCGATGCTCTCGGCGTTGTGCGTGCTGACCACAAGGCTCCAGGATGCGTTCGGCAGCACGAGGTTGCTGTAAAGCGTCGCAAGTCGCGTGCCCTTGACGGTCGCGGAGACGGTCGCCGCCGCAATCGCCACTTCGTCCCAGAATCGGTACGTCGTCCCGTCGTACAAGAAAATCCGCACCATGCCTGCGGTCGTTGTCACACGGGCTTGCACCACAATCTCTGCGATACGGGTTCCGGTGGCCGCCCCTGTGACAAGCGTGGCGACAGTTCCTGTGCCGTCGCGGTTGGTGTTTGCGGTGGCGACGTTAACGGCACCGATGCGTGGCGCGACTGCGAATGCGGGTTCGAGGGCCATGAAAGAAAACTCCTAGCGGAACGACGACCAGAGGTAGAGGTTGGTGCTCGCTCGTGCTCGAGCAGGCAATCGCGCAAGAGCAACTGTGCCAGTGCTCAAATCACTGGCGTTGGTGCTTCCAGCACCAGCAGGCCCGGTGGGTCCGGTGACTGATGACCCTGCAGGCCCGGTGACGCTCGACGCCGCACCAGTGGGCCCTGTCACCGATGCGCCCGCAGGCCCGGTCGCTCCCGGTTGACCCGCCTCGCCGGCAGGACCAGTGACGCCGACGCCTGCGGACCCCGTGGGCCCGGTGCTGCCGACGCCAGCCGCACCAGTGGGGCCAGTCGCGCCAGCTGCTGAAAAAAATCCCGCAAGCGTCGTCAGTGTGACGCGCTTCGTCGCCCCGTCCGAGACGATCGGCACCACGTCCGGTCCCGTGACGGCGGTGTCGAGCGGCAGCTGCGTGATACGTCGGAGGGCCATGGTGATGCGTTAGGTGTAGGCCACCGTCGGTGGCGTGAATCCAGCCGTCCACTCGGCTCGCCCCACGACGATCCGCAGTTCGTCGATGTGGCCGGCGAAGATCGTACTCAGGCCGGGGTTGTATTCTGGATCAAAGCTATACAAGCCTGGTTGCGCAGCCGCTCCGATAGTGACGGTGTTGCTGGACGCCGTAAGTGACTCCGCGGCAATTATGCCTGCCGCGCCCGCTTCGACGCCATCGACAAACATTCGCACATAGTCTGAGTCCGCCGACCATGCCAGGTGCGTCCACTGACCAGGAGTCACAGCTTCTCCGAACGCAGTATCGGTAGCGCGGTTCCCCCACACCGCCGGATTCAGCCCAGAGAGGCCAAAGGCAAGCCCGTCGTCCTGGTTGTCGCCGATTTCGCACACCAACGGGAATCCGCCAGAGTTCTCTTCATCGAGCCACACCCAGCAGTCCACGGTAAAGTGTCGGCTTCGGATGTTGAGCTGATGCGGCACGGCTGCAACGCTGCCGGAAACGCCGTCGAGCAGCAGGCTGCTGCCGCCGAATTTGTACTCTGCCGTGCTAATGATCGCACCGCCCTCGAGCGTGACCGTGCGGCCGAACGCAGACGAATCGGTCGTCGTGGTGTCTTCATCGTCGCCGTCGAAGTGCAGCAGCAGCGACACGACGGCAGCCGCACGAGCAAAGAACCCGGTTTTGCATCTCATGTGAGGTCGCCGATGAGAAGCCAAGTGTCGCCCTGGTACAAGATCGCCGTACCGGCCGAATACTTGTCTCGCAACGTCGCTCCAGGCGTGGCATTGACGGTGACGCCAGTCGCACCCGTGACGGTCACGGCGGCGTTACCGGTTCGGGCCAGGTCAACATGCGTGCCCGTCGGAAAGGCCACGGAGGCTGCGGCCGGTATCACAACTTGCAGCGTGCCAGTGGTGTCGTTGAGCGTGACGAGCTTTCCGGCATCAGCCAGAGCCAGCGTGTAGCCGGTCGTCTGGGCGTTGATTGCCTGGGCGTCAGCAAACCCTCCAACGCTGCCCGTAGGACCGGTCACGGTAGAGGCAGGGCCAGTGGGCCCCGTCAGAGAGGCACCCGTTGGACCCGTCACCGTGGACGCAGGCCCCGTGGGCCCGGTCACAGATGGTCCCACGCTGCCAGTTGGCCCAGTGATCGACGCGCCCGTTGGGCCGGTCACTGTCGAGGCGGCCCCGGTTGGCCCGGTTACGGAAGGGCCAGTTGGGCCGGTGACCGAAGCACCCGTTGGACCCGTCACCGTGGACGCAGGCCCGGTTGGCCCGGTTACGGAAGGGCCAGTTGGGCCGGTGACCGAAGCACCCGTTGGACCCGTCACCGTGGGCCCGGTTGGCCCGGTCACGGTGGACGCAGCCCCGGTGGGCCCAGTCACGGTGGATGCGGGGCCGGTGCTGCCCGTGGGCCCATTGCTTAAATCCACCGGCCCGCTCGGCCAGCCGGAGAGTTCCTTCGGCCCGTAGAGAAACCGGCCCGTCTTGTCGATGAACACGTCACCGACATTGCCCAGCGAGCCCGTGGGGGCTCCGCTGCCGGCCAGCACTGGCGAACCGCCCGTCGGTAGCGAGAAGAATGGCATGGCTAGGCGATGAGCAGGTCGCCGTCCTCGGTGGTGATGTACGTGGTCCCGCTCTCGCTCTGGACCGTGTGGACCCGCACCGTCATGCGGAACGCATCGCCGTACCGCCACAGCGGCAGGCCACGAGGCGTGCTGACCTCGTAGGTGATAGCGATGCCGTCAATCGTCTCGACGACCTTGTCGCCACGCTGTGGATCGCCAAAGGGCAGATCTGCCGTGGCAATGATGAAATCCCGTGACTCCCACTGGTCGATCAAGCCGTTTTGGTCCGCAGCCTGAAACGAACTGGCCCCGATCGTGGCAGACACCTCGATGGCCGAGTTGCCACGCACGAACACGACAGGCCGGGAGGCGACAGCCTTGAGCTGCCCCGCCAGCCACGACGCACCGTCTGCCAGGATGTCGGGCACGGGTTACCTCCACGGCCCCGCCCACAACGCCCCCGCGACGCGCAGGAAGCGATGGCGCGTCAGCGAGGGGTTGCGGAGGGAGCGAGCCTGGACAGCGATCAGCGGTCGAGCAGCACGAGCACGGAGGTGTCGGCAGCCGCCCGAGCCTTGGCGAGATAGCCGGCCGCGGTGCCGGTCGAGGCATGCGCCACGCCCGAGGTCGCGTACCAGCTGATCGCCGAGCCCTGGGCACCGGTCGCACCGGTCGCACACGGCATCTCGACGATGCCCTCGATCGACACGACGCCGGTCTTGCCGGCGGCGATCGGCCGAGGAGCAACGCCCACGATCGAGCCCATGACCACCACGTCGCCAGCGGCCACGGCCGAGGCCGGCGTGTGGTCGAGGTAGTCACCTTGAGAAACGGTCGAAGCCATGTCAGAAACCTTTCGATCAGGAGTTGGTTGGGAGGAATCCGGCGGGCGGGCACGACTCCCGCCCGCCGGTCACGATGTCATCAGGCTCACGCCGCCGAGTCGCACTTCACGCCGGCGAGGTACTCCGCCTTCGCACAGCCGAAGTCGAAGTAGCCACGCATCTGCACGCCGAGCGTGTTGAAGTCGGCCTCGGCCGTCTCCACCACCGGGCTCTGCTGCCCGTTGAGGAACGCCACCTCCATGACCGGCAGGTCCGCCGGGGAGGCAAGCAGGTAGTAGTCGGTCGTGTTGGTGAGGTACACCGAGGACACGACGTCGTACCGACCGGCCATCACGTTCCGCTCCGGCACGCCGCCGGCAGCCGCCGTGGCGCTGTGGAGCAGCGTGCTGCCCATGATCTCGGCGGCCGTCAGCTCGAGGTCCGGCGGCACGAGCAGGATCCGGGGCTCGACCGCGACGGGGTTGCCGTCGGGATCCTTAAGCTTCCGGTAGCTCGTGGCCAGGGCCTTGAGGTTGGCCACGCTCAGGGCGTGCGAACCAGCCCGCAGGTTGTTCCGGCCGCTCGTGAAGAACGAACCGTCGTCCACGAACTCGGCCCAGAACACGTCGTTGAGCTTCAGGGCACCGCCGCGGCCGATCCGCTGCGGAACCGCCGTGAGCGCCCCGAGGTCGTCGTTGATCAGGTCCGTACGGGTGACCGAGGTCATGATCCCGTAGGTGGAAGCACTGATCTCACGCTTCTCGTCGTTCGCGGCGGCGTTCTTGAGCTCGCCACCGTTGGACACGGCGTCGAACTTGAACGACCCGTTGAGCCGGTAGCTCGTGACGGTCTTGAAGTCGTTCACGCTCCGCACGGCCGAGATCCGCCGCCAGGCCGACTCGACCGAGTCGAAGCCCGCGAGGAGGAACTTGTTGACCGTGCTCGACAGGATGTCGGCGATCGAGTGAGTCGCCCACGCCGCGGCCAGGATCGGCCGGAGGGTGGAAGACGTCACACGCCGGGGCCCGTCGTAGCCGTTCGCAGCCGCCGCCTGAAGCAGCACCTCGCTGATCGAGATCTCGCGGCGGGCCTTGTGGGCCGCCTCGAGCACCTCGGGCCGGTACTTCTTCTCGACGCCGGGCAGGCCACCCTGCAGAGCGAACGACGCCTCGATCACCTCGGACGACGGTGCCGAGTCCTTGACGACGTGGACCGCCGGGGCGGCGGGACGCTCGTCACGGGCGGCGATCAGCTTTTCCATGTTCTCGACTTTCTTCGTGAAGGCGTCGATCTTCGCCGACAGCTCGTCGCTGGCGGTGATCTCCACCGTGCTCTTGATCTCCACGGCGTCCTTCGCCGTGGCTTCCACGACCGGGGCCTGAGCCTCGTCCGCGGGCGTCTTGTTGGCGTCAGCCGCCATGGTGGGTAGCTCCTCCGCTGCTTCCGCAGCGATGGCGACGCTTGTCTCTGCATCAGCGCCGAGGGTCACGAAAGAAACCTCCCGCAGAGCGGAGGCTTTGACGATGCGGACCGGACCCATATGGGTCTGCCCGTTGACGGTGGTGACGGCGTCGGCGTCAACCTTCTGGTGGCGACGCACGTCGGCCCCGACGCTCGCCTGCCAGGCATAGCCGCGTTCGGCCAGCTGCAGCACCTGGCGGGCGACGTCAGAGTCGGCCAGGATCTCGCCCTCGACGATCAGCTTCCCAGCTTCCACGCGGACCGAATCGGTCTGCCCCAGGATGCTGCCGAGGGTGTAGTCATGGCCGAGCACGATGGGCAGACGCTGCTTGAACTGCATCCCGGCCAGGTCGATGACGACCGGCTCCCGGGACCAGCCCTGGCGAATCTGGGATCCCGTGTACGCCTCGATCGTGAACCGGCGTGGCGACGCCGCAGCCTCGCCTTCGGCGGCCTGGAGAAACGTCACGGACGTGTCGAGCTTGATCGTGTTCACAGGAACTCCACCAGTTCGTGGTCGTCGTCGTCCCAGTCGAAGTCGCTCATGCGGATGGCTCCGCATTGGGATCGCCGTCGCCGCCGTAGTTCACTTCGGGCGTCATATCGACGAACAATCCGAGCTCCCGCATCAGCGCGACCTCTTCGGCTCGCTGCCGCAGCTCCACGTCCCACTGCTTGCCGGCCTTGGCGTATTCGGCCGCCAGCGTCGTCGTGTGGGTGCGAAGCCGGGTTTCCGCAGCGTTGGCTTCCTTGGCCGGATCGACGTGCTCTTTGCCGTCCCAGACCCAGGCCCAATTCCACTCGCTGAACGGCGGCAGGGCCTCGGGCAGAACGCCGGCAAGCGACGCTTCGTTCACCCAGGCCGACAGCACCCGGTCGAGCATCACCCGCTCGAGCTGGTCCCGCTCGACCCGCTGCGTCATCGCATAGACTTGGTGGTCCATGCGGCCCGAAGCGTAGTTGTAAGACGACGAATCCAGGGCGGCGACGTTGTATGGCAGTTGCAGGCAGCGTGAGATCTCGTTGACGATCTCCCGCTTGAACATCGCGTAGGTGCTGGTCGGCTGCTCGGCCTTGAGCTGCGACACGTTCCAGCCCTCGGGCAGCGTCACGAGCGACCGCTTCTCGATCTCCATCTCGGCGAACGCCTCGACCTCGTCCACCTCGGCCGCCGGGCTGTTGCTGTGGATGAACGCTGCGAAGTCCGCCGCCGTCTCGGCTGCCGCAATCACGGCCTCCGTGTACCGCCGCAGTTGGCCGAACAGCCGCAGAGCCGGGGCCACCTCGCTCACGCCGCGGTGCTGCCCGGCCCGCGAGGCCGAGAACCAATGCACGACGGCCGCCGCCGGCACACGCTGGAACTCGAGGTTGTTGATCTTGAAGTTGGAGCCCGGGTGGTAGTTCAGCACCTGGTACGCCACGACGTTGCCAATGGCGTCGAATTCCAGACCATCGACGGTGTTGCCCTCGGGCGTCACCGTCTGGCTCATGAGCTCGGTCGGCGTGGCGACCATCTCGGCTTCGACGAGCCGCAGATCGAGCTGCACGCCCGAAAGCCTCGGGTTGTTGATCATCAGGGCGAACGACTCGCCGTCGATGACCCGGGCCTCGGACATGGTGCGCAGCTTGCCGGGAAGATCGACCGTCCAGCCCCAGTCGAAGAACAGCCGCTCCACAAGCCGGGAGTCTTCCGGGTCGCCGATGTCGAGCTGGAGCCGAGGGCCGGTGCCAATGAGGTCACGAGCAATCGTCTGCACCATGCCGGCCAGGTACGAGTTGTTCGCCCGTTCGTAGCGGGCCCGGTTGCGGATCGTCCGCCGCACGGTCGGCGACAGGGCCGCATCGGCCGCAAACGCATCGGCGTTCGACCAGTGCCGGCGATCCTCGTTGCTCTCGGCCGCGTCGTACTTGGCACGCACCCGCACTGGCACCGGCGATGGGCCGGGCTTGGGCTTGCCCAACAGACGGGTGAAGATTCCCACTACAGCGACCCCGGCGGCACGAGCTTGTTGAACCGCAGTCCACGCCGCGTGTTGCCCGACGAAGTCACCGCAGCCTTGCCGGCCAGGTACTTGTCGGCGGCGATCATCGACTCCAGGTCCTGAGCCTCGACCTCACCGGCATCGGTGCGGACGCGCTTCGGACCTTGGGCTGTGCTAGAGATCTTGTCGCTGAGTTCGTCGCTCATGCTGGCGACGGTACGCCACCAGCACGGTCAAACCGCAGGGGGTGTGGCCCGCTATTTCGCCGCCATGGCCAGGCCCACGTTCGCCAACGCATAGCCGAACCAGGCGATGGCCATGCCCGGCGACCCTTGACGGAATTGGTCAACGGCCACGACGAGGTAAACGACGCCCACGATCAGGATCAGCGGTGCGCTCATGTGCCCAGCCTCTTGACCACGATTCTCTTGCGGCCCATGCCGCCGGCCGTCGGCATCTCGACCTTGCGACGTCGCCGGCCACCGGCCTCGGCCGCCGTCGGCTGCAGACCCGTGATGCTCGCCGCCACCGCCGAGCCCACCAGGCAATCCCACCAGTGATTTTCCCGGCTGCCGGCCTTCCATTCGTCCACCACCCGGCCCCGGGCCTCGGTCCGCACCGGGTACTCGCTAGTCAGGTGCTCGAGCAGCAGGTCGTGGTCACCCTTGTGGAGCGTGATCGCCTCCGGGTCGCCGATGGCCATGCGGAGCCGCGCCGCCGTGAACGTCTTCCACCAGTTCGTGTCGTAGAGCACCGACCGCTGCTTGGCGTCGCCGATGTTGCCGATCCGCCAGTTGAGGCCCATCTTGTCGCCACGGTGCCGGCCGGCGTCGGTGATCGGCTGCGAGCTCGCCCCCACGCCCTTGCCGTGCGACGGGTAGATCTGGCCGGCGAACGGTGACTGCCGGGCGAACGTTCGCACGACCGGCGTGCTGTTGCCCCAGTTGGCGTCCACCATGAGCTGCGACACTCGCAGGGCCACGCCGTCCTCGCGCTTCCAATCCGATCCGAGGATCAGCCGGGCCACCTCGTCGAGCCCAGCCCGCCACGCCCCGTCATCGGTCGCACCCTTGGCCGCTGACTGCATCGTCCGCTTGGCGTGGGCCGCCTCAAAGAAACTCGACGCCTGGTCCGGGTAGGTGCCGTAGGCCACGACGTGCCCGCCGTAGGAATCCGACCACGACGAGACGAGCCAGTAGAGGAGCTTCTGCTGCACGTCCACGAACGCCGTCAGCGTGTTGTGCCCGGCCGGCACGATGGCTCTCGGCGTGTTCGTCGCCCGCAACGCCAGGGCCCGTTTGTCGAGCTTGTCGCTGGCGATGTCGTCCGCCATCGGCTGGTTCTGGTACTCGGCAAAGAACGCCGATTCGCCCCGGTCGATTCGGAGGTTCCACGCATGCTGGATGGCGCTCACCTCGTCCGGGTTCTTTCGCTCTGGCCACGCCACCCGTCCGCCGGCGTCCATCTCGGCCTGGTGCTGCCGGTAGAACTCGTCGGCCTCGGTGGTG